AAAAGGTGAGAATGATAAGAATATTCCTCTCGAATGTCTGTCTTTTGACCGAAACAAAGAAACCTTCAATAATATGGAGAAAGATTGGGTTCGTGAGTACTATCCCGACCTCAAGTGTGGCTGGAGCTATGCTACTCAGTGCATTGACAATGGTCAGGTCAAAGTTGTAAACCTAAAGAAGAAACTGTGGGAGCAAATTATTACTGCTGCAGAAGATTTAGGCGATCCTACTGATCCTGAGACTGGCTGGGATGTTTGCTTTAAGCGAGTAAAGACTGGACCTCTACCCTACAATGTAGAGTACCAGCTACAAGCATTGAAGTGCAAGCCTCGTGCTTTGGAAGATGATGAGCTTTCTTTGGTTACTGAACTTAAATCTATGGATGAAGTTATGCCTCGTCCTACTCCAGATGCTCAAAAAGAGTTGCTGGATCGCGTCCGTGATAATGCTGGCGCAGCTAATGAGATTGATGAAAGCATTGAAGAAGAGTTCAAAATCGGATGATTTTATTTACGGCAGACTGGCATATTAAGCTAGGGCAAAAGAATGTGCCACGAGAGTGGGCATTAAATCGCTATAATATGTTCTTTGATCAAGTGCATAGCTATTGCAAGCAGTGTGACTCCCATATTATTGGGGGAGACTTGTTTGATCGTCTGCCTAGTATGGAAGAGCTGGAACTTTACTTTTCGTTTATTCGGAATGTTAAAGTTCCCACCATAATCTACGACGGAAATCATGAAGCAACAAAGAAGAATAAAACATTCTTTAGTCAGCTAAAGCAAGTCAGTAGGGATATTAACCCTCTGATTCATATAGTTGATGTTTCTTACATTGATGAAGACGTAGGTTTTGGTGTACTTCCTTATGCAGATTTGCACAGAAAAGAGAGTATTGAGCATTTCAACACTTCTCAGCCTTTGTTCACTCATGTTAGAGGGGAGATCCCTCCGCATGTAAAGCCAGAGGTAGATTTAGATAGGTTTTCAGAGTTTCCGGTAGTGTTTGCAGGTGACCTTCATGCTCACAGCAATACTCAAAGAAACATAGTGTACCCTGGAAGTCCGATGACTACTTCCTTTCATAGAAAAGAGGTCTCAACGGGGTGTCTGTTTATTAATGAAAAAGATTGGAGCTGGATATGGGAGCCTTTTGATCTTCCCCAGCTTATTCGTAAAACAGTCACAAATCCAGAAGATATGATACCTACTGAATATCATCATACTATTTATGAAATAGAAGGTGATATACAAGAATTGGCCTCTGTAGAAAACTCAGAATTACTTGATAAAAAGGTAATAAAGCGTAACTCAGAGGCATCTTTGGTTATTGATAAAGATATGACCATAGAAGAAGAACTAGTAGAGTATCTAACTTATATTCTAGAAATACCAGATAACAAAGTAGCTGACATAGTAGGAACTTATAATGATTACGCTCAAAAAACTGAAATGGAGTAACTGCTTCAGCTATGGACCAGACAATGAACTAGATCTGGAAGATAATACAGTAACGCAAATCATTGGTACAAACGGTATGGGGAAGTCCTCCATACCGTTAATCATTGAAGAAGTTTTGTATAATAAGAATTCTAAAGGAATCAAAAAAGCAGATATTCCAAATCGCTATATTAATAACGGATATAGTATAGAACTTAGCTTTGAGAAGGACGGTAATGAGTATCGTATTGGCGTAGACAGAAAAAGCAATATCAAAGTAAAGCTGGAAAAAGACGGAGAGGATATTTCTAGTCATACAGCTACAAATACATATAAGAGTATTCAAGAAGTTATTGGTATTGATTTTAAAACATTCTCGCAGCTTGTATATCAAAATACAAATGCGAGCTTGCAGTTTCTTACAGCCACCGATACTAACAGGAAAAAGTTTTTAATTGATTTACTACACCTTGATAACTACGTCAATTTATTTGAGGTATTTAAAGAGGCAGCAAAGGAGTCTAACTCTAAGATTGTAGAGGTAAACTCAGAAATTGCAACGATTGAAAAATGGTTACAAAATAATAAATTAGATAGTACGATAGTACTGCCCTTGTTAGATTTTGAAATTGATACGGAAGAAAATGAGAAAACTTTCCGTTCTCTATCAGTAGAACTTGAAAATATCTCCGAAAAAAATAAAAAAATCTTACAAAACAATCAATATAAAAATATGCTGTCCAGTATAGATATTAACCAGGTGCAGACTGCTTTACATCAGTTGCCCCCTGCTGAGTCCTATGATAAGTATCAGAGCGACTTAGGGCAGCTAAACGCAGGAATAAAGTCTGCTAACACGATGCTAGACAAGCTATTAAGGCTAGGGGATAAGTGTCCTACCTGTGAACAAGATATTGATGCGGAGTTTAAGAATGAGTTAGTGCAGTCCGAAAAGACTAGGCTAGCTAAGTTAGATAGCGATAAAGACTTTAACGAAGACATGATACGGCAGATAAAAAGAAACAATAATTCTAGAATTAATTTATCTAAAACACAGAAGGAGTGGGAAGACCTTTATAGAGGTATAGACAACTCTTTGCCAAATCAAATATTAGATAAAAACAAACTAGAAGATAGACTGACCGCAGTTACTTCACAGTTAAAAGAAGCTAAGTTAGAAATTGATAGGATTTCTAAAGAAAATGAAGCCAGAACAAAAGCTAATACTCGTATAGAGATAATTCAAGCTCAAACAGATGGCTTCTTAGATAACTTAAAACAAGCTCAGCAAGTATTAGAGCAACAACGAGAGTTAGACTCTAATTTAGATGTACTTAAAAAAGCATTTAGTACGAACGGATTACTAGCATACAAAATAGAAAATCTTGTAAAAGAATTGGAAGAGCTAGCCAACACGTACCTAGCAGAGCTATCAGATGGACGTTTTACACTACAGTTTATTGTTTCAAATGATAAGCTAAATGTACAAATTACAGACAATGAGAATATAGTAGATATTTTAGCACTCTCTTCAGGAGAGCTCGCTAGAGTAAATACCGCTACTCTAATAGCTATTAGAAAGCTGATGAGTAGTATATCAAAGTCTAGAATTAATATATTATTTTTGGATGAAGTTATTAATGTACTGGATGACACTGGCAGAGAAAAGCTAGTTGAGGTACTACTAATGGAAGATTTAAATACATATGTAGTTTCTCATGGGTGGACTCATCCCCTGCTGGAGAAGATAGAAGTAGTAAAACAAGGCAACGTGAGTGCATTAGATAAATAATATGGTTGATTCAAGAGCAAAAGGAGCAAGAGGTGAGTATATCGTTAGAGATATGCTAAGAGAGCATACAGATCTTCAGTTCGAAAGAGTGCCTAATTCAGGCGCTCTGGAGTACTTAAAAGGGGATCTGTATGTGCCTCATGAAAAAAATAAATTCTGTATAGAGGTAAAAAACTATGAAAGTTCCCCTTTATCAGATAAGATTTTTACTGCCCCTAAAACTAATAATTTAATACAATGGTGGAAGAAATTAATACTACAAGCAGAGGGAGGTAATCAAGAACCTTTACTTTTCTTCAAGTATAATAGATCGCCAGTATTTGTTGTAACCGAGTACAAACCAGAACTTACAGAATTTATGTTTATATCAGTTCTAAACTGTTATGTTTGTTTAGCAGAGGGCTGGTTATTACAAGAGAAAATAGGATTTTTAAATGGCGTTTAATTTTTCAGAGAAAGTAAGCAATAAAAATCCAAATTGTGCACTAATAGTAGATGCACTTAATTTAGCATTTAGATGGAAGCATCAAGGAAGAACAGACTTTAGGTATGAATACCAACGTACTGTACAATCCTTAGCTCGTTCTTATGATTGTGAAAAAATTATAATGACAGCAGATTGGGGCTCTTCTAGCTACAGAAAACAAATTAGTCCTGACTATAAGCAAAATAGAAAAGACAAATTCGCAGACCAATCCGAAGAAGAAAAGATAGCGTTTGAAGAATTTTTTGAAGAGTACGAAGAATCCTTAGCTTTATTAAAAGAAGATTACCCTTTGTTGAGATTCAAGGGAGTAGAGGCTGATGATATAGCAGCACATCTAGTTAAAGAAAGAGAGCGATACGATTTAGAGTATATTTGGTTAATTTCCAGTGACCGAGACTGGGATTTACTAATACAAGAGAATGTAGGAAGATTTTCCTATGTGACTCGAAAGGAAGTGACATTAGAAAACTGGAGTACACATTACGATGTGAGCCCAGAAGAGTATATCTCACTCAAGTGCCTTACTGGGGATAAAGGGGACAATGTTCCTGGCATTCCAGGTATTGGACCAAAAAGAGCGTTGGGGTTAATTAAAGAGTACGGAGATGCTTTGAATATTTATGATGCTTGCCCTATTCCAGGGCGGTATAAGTATATCGAATCGTTAAACGAAAACTATGAGCAAATAGCCCAGAACTATGAATTGATGGATTTAATTACATATTGCGATGATGCAATTGGGGCTGATAATATATCAGAAATAAGGAGTTTGCTCGATGCAGCTTAGTTACAATAGAGACAAGTATCTTTCTGAGTTTAGTATAAAAACTTTAGAGGACAGATACTTAGTAGAAGGAGAGTCTTCTCCTCAAGATGCGTTTGCTCGCGCTGCTAAAGCGTTCGCAGATAATGATGCACATGCGCAGAGATTGTATGATTACGCCAGTAAATTGTGGTTTATGTTTTCTACGCCTATTCTATCGAATGGCGGTACAAAAAGAGGTATG